TTTCCAGTACAGGAGGAAAAGGAAAAATGAAAGTAATTTATCCAAGTTTAGTTGAGCAAGCTTTTGACATTTACGTTAAACAATATGGACCAGTTGTCTCAAATAGAGTTAATGAATTAAAATCGTGTATTTACAGAGCCTTGATTAAAGAAGGTGCTTTAGATCAAAATGGTGAGCCAACTCAAAAAGCAAAAGATAAAGGATTGGTTGGGAGCTTTACCCCAAATGAAGATGGAGAATATGAGCCAGAAACTGTAAGAGACTTAAAACTCATGTACCCAATTTATGCACAATTTAGTGACGATCACTTTATGAAATCAAGTCAAGGTTGGTTAGCTGACGCCTACGTTATCCGAAACGTTTCAAGCCAAGTTTTGAATAATCCTTTAAGCGATGAAGAACAACGCAAAAATGCGTACAAGATGTTGGAACAATTAGATGATTAACATGATAGAAAGGATCTAACTATAATGATTAAAACAAAAACGATTATGCAAATGTCTGTACAAGATTTAGACCGAGCAATTAACAGAGAATTAGCCAACCGGATTGATAGTGACAATGTCATTGACATTAAGTTTTCAAGTAACGCGTTTGGGGCAGACCTAGATTCTTCTTCTGCAGAATATTGCGCCATGATTATTTACAAGTGAGGTTAACTAATGAAGAACTATAATCTAAATCGCCTAAACAAGCGGGTACAGTTTGGCACCGTTAAGTCAGTTGAAAATTTAATAAACGGCACAACCAAGCAACAATTCGTGCCACTGTTCACTGTCTGGTGTGGTGAGTATACGTTGACCATCAGTAACACTATTAGCCTTACTGGTACGACTGCGACAACTAACCAGCTAATTGTGGTGCGCCATGACGATCGGATTACAACGACCTTGGAAGCAATACTAGATGGGGTTACGTATCGCGTTGCTGGCGTTAGTTCTGATAGTGAACTGAATGCTTATGACGTGGTCACACTAACCAAGGTCAACGGCCATGGCTAAGCCAATGAAGCAATGCGAGCACCCGGGTTGTCGGACGTTGGTTGCCTATGACACACGCTACTGTGAGAAGCACCACAAGGCGACTAACAAGTGGCGGTATCATAAACGCATGTATGATTCTGACGAAAGCAAGTATCAACAGTTCTACAAGTCGTCAGCATGGCGCAAGTTGTCACGGCGGTTCCTTGAAAGCAATCCGGTATGCGTGCAATGTTACCAAGATGGGGTGATCCGTAAAGCCGATGTGGTCGATCACGTTATCGAAATCAAAGACGACTGGTCACGTCGCTTAGATGAAAGTAACCTACAACCACTGTGTTACCGACATCATAACCGGAAGACTAGACTGGCTAGAGAACAACGGGAACAACAAACTAAATAATCAATGAGTGTCGTGCTGAAAGGTGCGGCGCTTTTTAGTTGAGCGGAGTTTTCCGCTAAGTGAATCAGACTGGCTAAGTTTAACTTAGGTAGTAGATCTGCGCAATACTGCGCTGAACTTTCAGCCGAGCTACTAAGCGGAGTTTTCGACCGAGTTAACCAACCCGCATTTTGCGTCTACGTTGCCAAAAGTGGCAATTGACTGCGCCAAGTTTTCGGCCGAGTGAACAATTCAAGTTGGCGGCTGAATTTTCGGCCACGAGACTAATTCGAAACGGCATGACAGCCAGAAACGTTGATATGGGGGGCTATGGTCGATCAAAAAGGAGCGGACAGCATACTTTTGTGTTTATAAAAGTCCCTTTTGAAATTTGATTTTTTTTGCTTATTTTGCCGGATTGTGAAATATCCCTACTAATAATGCGAAATTTAAACAAATAAACAGTCAGGGGGTAATGTGTCAATATAAACATGTTATTATTTGCACTTTTTAGAGATATGTGCGATAATATAGGTATAATAAATGAATTCTAGATATATGTATCAATTAGCCGCTATGGGTATAACTCGTGGGGGCTTTTTGGTGCGTAAATTTAAACGAAAGGAGCACTCCGAATGGGTCGAAAAGTAAAAGCCTTGGCTAGTATGAATAAACATTTAACCAATGATGAGCGTGATGAACGTAAGGAGCTGAAAAAGCGTTATTTGATTATCCGGTGCTTGATTTAACCCCGCCGGATTGGTTACATGATCGGGCCTTGACTGAATGGCAACGGGTAGCGCCTTATTTAAAGGCCAATACTCCAATTAGTGAACTTGACCGGGCTATGTTAGCCAGTTATTGCCGCGCTTATGCAACGGTACAGACTTGCGAGAATGATATTCGTAAGAACGGACTGGTACAAACTAATCAAGAGACTGGTGTACGTAAGCCAAACCCTTACGTGGCCTTGCAGTCACAAGCGATGAAAGATTTAAAAGCCTTAGCCAATGATTTAGGCATGTCGTTATCGAGCCGGGCCCGCATGGAACTAAACAAGCAAAAAGACGATACGCCCGAAGATACTTTTGAGGCGATGTTGTCATGATTGAATATGTTGACCAAGTGTTATCAGGTCAAGTATTGGCTGGTCAAAAAAAATCAAATGGGCGTGTGAGCGATTTAAACGCGATTTAAGCCGTTCTAAGGACGACAGCTTCCCGTTCTACTACGACGAAGACAAAGCGGCACAGGCGGTCAAATTTATCGAATTAATGCCTAAGACTGACGGGAGCCGGCTAACTATGCAACCATTTCAAAAATGGATTATTAGTGAGCTGTATGGCTGGCGTGAAAAAACTACTGGTAACCGCCGTTATGATCGTGCGTTTATTAGCATGGCCCGCAAGAATGGTAAAACCTATCTAGCTTCTGGCATGGCCGCTAATGGCCTTTTAAGAGAACGTCAGCCGCCCGCAACCGACAAGTATTATTCGTTAGTAACGCCCTTAAACAAGCTAAATTGGGCTATAACATGCTATCAAGTGGGCTACGGCAAGTCCGTAAACAATCGAAGTACATGCGGCAACGGATTAAGGTACAGAAGCAAGCCATTACTGACTTAGAAACTGATTCGCAAGCCTTGGCTCTTGCCAGTGATACCAGTACGCTTGATGGTTATGCCGGCACGACCGTTATTTTAGATGAATGGCACGAAGCCAAAGACCGCAAAGTGTACAACGTTTTAAAGTCTGGTCAAGCACAGGAAGATAACTCACTGCTGGCGGTGATTTCCACCTCGGGCCTTAACCTTAACGTTCCAATGCACGCCGAATATGACATGCTGACGGACGTTTTAAAGGGCAAGACCGAAGCTGACCGTTATTTTGTGGCAATATGGGAACTGGACGACCGCGAAGAAGTTTACGATCAAGCCAATTGGATTAAGGCCAACCCGTTATTCAGTGAACCACACGTTAAACAACGCATGACGGAAAAGATTCAGGCTGACGTTGACCTTGCCATTAAACAAAATAATCTCATTCCAATACTGGTTAAGAACTTCAACATGTGGTTGCAAGCCAGTGAGGACAGTTATATTTCAGCAGACGATTGGGCCGCTGGTAAATTGGCAAAGGTGCCCGACTTACATAATCGCGACGCCTATATTGGCATTGATTTATCCAAAAGTAATGACTTAACCGCGGTTAGTTGGCTTGTTCCAATTGGTAACGGTCAGTTTTATTGTGACAGTCATTCGTTTGTGGGTACTAAATACGGCCTTGATTCTAAGATTAAACGTGATGGCATTGATTACAGGTCAATGGAGCGGGCAGGTGAGTGTAGTATTACCCGATTAGATAGCGGCATTATTGATTATGACAATCTATTTGATTTTGTACAAAAACTGGTCGGAAAATACAACTGGAAAGTGAAAGCCGTCGCTTATGACCCGTATAACGCGCAAACGTTAATTACAAAATTCGAGAAATTAAGCTACCCACTGTTTGAAGTGCGACAAGGCACCAAGACTTTGAATATTCCAACTCGTAATTTCCGTGATCAGCTTTACGATGACAAGATTAAACATAACGGCAATAAGATTCTCGCTTATGCGGTCAATAACGCCATCTTGAAAGTGCTAAACAATGGTTGGCAACTGGATAAAGCCCGTAATAGTAACCGGATTGACCCGATTGCGGCGTTGATTAACGCATTTGTAGCTGGTATGGACTATTACCAAGAAAGTGAGGATCAACAGCATGCAGAAGATTACTACAAAACAGCGACTGCGGCAGATCTGTTCTGATTATGTACAAACGATCTTGTTGGTGCTTGGCTTAATCTGCTTAGTGATTGGTTTTGGTTGCTGGATCAGCTGGCAAGCGGGGTTAATATTGGCTGGTATAGCATGATTCTGCTGGCCTTGCTAATTAATTATGAAAAGCAAAGAGGTGATTAAATGAGTTTCTTCGTTAAAAGCAATACCACCAGCGGCACGCATGATCCGGTAGCCGACGCCTTGGTTAGTTTATCAAGTAACGACCCGTATACGTTTGTGAGTGCGGCGGTGTTGCGTAATAGTGACATTTACGCGGCGATTAATATTATTGCGAGCGATATTGCCAGCAATCCAATTATGTGCGATACGGCAATCTTTAACACGATGATTAATCAGACCCCCAATAGTCAGATGGACGGGTACCATTTTAAATATGCGTTGGCGGCTAACCTGTTACTAAATGGTAATAGTTTTGCTGAAATTTTGCCTAATCATACGTTGAAATTGATTGCCAATAACCAATTAACGGTTGAACAAGATGACGTCAGTGGGGCATTGACCTACACCTATACCCCGATTGGCGGTAACAGTCGTCAGATTGCGCCTAACAACATTTTACATTTTAAATATTTCACCAAAGACGGCGTGTCTGGGATTAGTCCCTTATATGCCCTCAAAGATGAACGCCAGATTCAGTCGGCCGGCAATAAATTGCTAACCGGCTTTTTTTTACTGCTGGCGTGCACGGCACCACGGTTATTAAAGTCCATCAATCTGATTTAGGACCGGAAGCTAAGGACAATATTCGTAAACAGTTTGATGAAGCCAATACGGGTGACAATGCGGTTAACACAATTGTGACTGACGATACGATGGATATTAGCAACTTATCCTTAAATACCGATGTGTTAAAGCTGGTCAATTCTAATGACTGGACGACCCGACAAATTGCTAAAGCTTTTGGCTTACCGCCGGAGCGCTTAGGGGTTGAAAACGATCATTCTAACCAAGAACAAAGTGGCGTGCAGTATCTACAAGGGACGTTGCAACATTACTTTGATAGCTTTACCAGCGAGCTGTCGTTCAAGTTTGGTCATGACTTTACGTTTAATACGGACAAGCTATTGAGCCTTGATCCGCAAACGCAACAAGCCCAAGCGGTGGCTGGTTTCACTGGCGGCGTTATGAGCCGTAACGAAGCTCGGGCCAAGATTGGCTTGCCACCAACTGACGATGGCAATATTTTCTTAAACTTACAAAAGAATGGAGTGACTAATTCATGAAACAAGACCGACGGTTAACGATTGACGCCGAATTGCGAGCACAAACGCCGCAGTCAGCAACACCCGAAGACGGGCCAGCTGAAAATTCAGCAGACCCGCAACCTAAAGATTCCCAAACAAGCAAGGGCAAAACAATTAGTGGTTATGCAATTGTATGGAACTCGCCAAGTAAAGACTTAGGTGGCTTCACTGAGGTTGTTACCCCCAAAGCCCTTGATGGTGTCGATTTATCAAACGTTCTTATGCTTAATAACCACGACTACACTCAAGTGTTAGCCAGTGTTAAGGCGGGCACATTAACGTTAGAAACGGACGACAAGGGGCTACATTTCACCGCACAGTTGCCGAATACGTCGTTTGCTAATGACGTCTACGAAGAAGTTCAAAGTGGGAACGTTGATTCCTGCTCATTTGGCTTTGATAGTGACGACGACACCGACGAATGGACTAAAGATGATGGCGGTAATATCACGCGCACCATTAATCAAGTTAAAAGCTTGTTCGATGTGTCAGTGGTAGCCGTTCCCGCTTATGACGATACCAATGTTCAAGTTGACACCCGTAGCTATGAAAAATTTATTAACCAAGAAAAGGAGCCTGACAACATGGCAAAACAAACAATTATTGATCCTAATACCAACGGCAACAAAACCGGTATTCCAGCATTTGAACAATATGTACGGACACATGGGGAAACACGGGACGGTTTAAAGACTGACGGGGTCAGTGCGGTTATTCCTAAAGAGCTGATTACTCCCGTCTTCCAATTAAAGCAATCCAATTACAATCTTGCCCAATATGCGACAGTCAAGCAAGTTTCTAGTGGTTCCGGGACTTATCCAATTGCTACTAGCCGACAATCTGCGGTATTGGCTACTAAGGAAGAACTAGCGGACATTGCCGACGTTAACGCGAACATGTTTACGGAAGTGCCATTTGACGTGAAGACACGAGCGGGTAAGATTGCCTTATCTAACGAAGTGGTGGAAGACGCCGAAGTAGATATTGTTGGCGAAGTTAAAAACCAATTACAACAATTGGTTGATAACACGGACAACACGCAGATTATGAGCTTGTTAAAGGGAACCAGTTTCACCAAAGCAACGGCTACCAATATTGATGATCTTAAAAAGATTTTCAATGTGACGCTAGATCCAGCTTTGAGCAAAATGTGGTTAGTGAACCAGTCCGGGTTCAACTATCTTGATACCTTGAAAGATTCCGAGGGACGTTACCTATTACAACCGAACCCAACGGCACCCAGTGGTTTCACCTTATTAGGGGCGCCAGTCGTCATGATTAGTGACAAGTTACTGGCCAACAACATCGATGGGACGTTCCCAATGATTGTGGGGGACTTATCACAAGCGGTGGCTGTCTTCCGGCGTAACCAAGTAACCGCCCAATGGGACAAGTTCGACCAGTTTAGCCAAGGGCTTTCCGTCATTGTGCGGAACGATTATAAAGTGATTGATAAGACCGCCGCAATCAACGTGTCGTTAAAAACCACGCTTGGTAAATAATCGTACCCACTTCTGGGCACGGTTATACAAGGGGGTAACGATTTGGAACCCCCTATACATAAATTAAAACTAAGGGAAAAAGGAGTGATTACATGGCTGTAACCGTTGATGATATTAAACTAAGCCTGCGAATTGATGTGACCGAAGATGATCCAATGATCCAAAGCTATTTAGACGCCGCCAAGGACTACGTACAGACAGCTGTTAGCAAGAATGAAGATTTGACTAGCTACAAACAGTACGATTTTGCCGTGTCCTTGCTGACACAATTCTGGTATCAAAACCGGGTAACCGATATGACAAAGACACCGTATCAAGTCGTCAGCATGATTCAACAATTGCGCGGTTTAGTAACCGGGTAAGTTTTAAAGTGAATATGATTCATTTTAAACAATTATAAGTGAAAACATTTGTTTTAAGTGCTATAATATAATTATCCAAGTATTAATAGTATTGATATTAGCCGGAACGGGGTGTAATAGCCCCGTTTTTTTTATACATATATCTGGGATCAGAAAGTGTGATTCTAATGCGCCAAGATGTTAAGAAAATTTGTAATTTATTAAAGCAATATGCCAAACTAAAACGTGACTTGACGGCTTTTAATCAAGTTTCTAGTCCCTCGTTCGATGGAGTATCAAGCCATAGCAGCCGAAACGGTGCTGAAAGCCGCCTGATAAACCATGTTGACCTGTCTTACCAGTTAAAAGAAGTCGAAGACGCCCTCAATGCAATTGATGACCCGCAATATCAGTTTATCTTACATAATTACATTATTGATAAACGTTTCACCCGGAATGAGGCTTGCGAACAATTATCCGTTAGTGTTAGCAAGTTTAATTATATGAAGAATGAAGCATTACACGCTTTTGCAAAATTTTACAGTGATCTAACGGTTTGAATGCCTAATATAGCCAAACTTCAACAATTTTATTGTATAATTAAAAATGTGCAGTTAAATATTTGCTGGAGTGTCCTTGTAAATGAGTTCTTTTATAAAAAAAATGGTTGATTGAAGTTACTTTAAATATTACATTGTTAATTGTTCCGGCTTATTTGATAGTTTTTAGCATATTTCAAGATGGCCCCATAGTTTTATGTTTATCTACGCCGGTACCTGTTTTTGGAATAAAATTATTAACGTTTAATTTTATGGTTTTGTCAGTGCTTGATTTTTTGCATTGGCCGTCTGATTATCATGAACCTAAAACTATAAGAAAGGTTATTTTTGTGGTACACATTACTATCGCAGTCATTGCCTTGATAATAAGCATTAGACTAATGGCTTATCAATAAAAAAA